CGGCTTTGACCCAAACGTTAGCAGCTCTGCGCGAGGAAGATCCTGACCTGCTCAAAGATGCCGGATTTCTAGACGGGGAATTTCAGAGGCTTCTCAATTTCGGACGCGAAGAGATTGAGGATGACTCATTCTCGGAATCGGACGGGGAAGCTATCACGGAGTTCGGACAGATCTGGCAACTCGGAAACCACCGGGTCATGTGCGGGGATAATCGCGATCCGGCACAGGTCAAAGCGCTGATGGGAACAATGAGGGCCGATCTCATTATGAGCGACCCGCCGTATGGCGTTGACTACAAGGGCTCGATCACTAAATCCCGAAATGAGATTGAGGGTGACTCTGTACTAGAATCAGAGTCCTACGAGCAATTGATTACAGATATGCTCACAGCAGCTCACAGCGTCTCAAAACCGGACAGAGGTTTATACCTTTGGTATTCAGATACCCAAGCTGTCGCAATATGCAACGCAGTGGCTGCTTCAGGCTTTAAGCGCTATGCGTGGATCGTGTGGGTCAAGCAGCATTTCAACATGAGTCTCAATCCGCAACACTACAGGCAGAAGCATGAAATGCTCATGTATGCTTCGAGCGGGTCAAAGATGCCTAGGTGGTACGGCCCGAATAATGAATGCACTGTGTGGGAATATGACAAGCCTATGCAGAACAAATTGCATCCCACAATGAAACCCGTGGAAATGTATGCAAGGTGTTTGAGCAACAGCAGCAAGATCGGAGATCTGGTCTATGAGACTAATCTGGGATCTGGCACCACGTTGATCGCTGCGGAGCAACTTGACCGTTCCTGTTTTGGGATGGAACTATCTGAGTCCTATTGTGATACAATAATCAATAGATGGCAGGAGCTGACGGGGAAGAAAGCTAAACTAGTCGCAAAGTGAGACACCCATGGGAAGACCGCACAAAGAGATCGATTATGAGCTGGCGTATAGGCTGGCGCGCATCCACTGCACCAATGAGGAGATCGCCGCTTGCCTGGGTGTATCTAGAGCACACTGGTACACTCTGATCAAAAACGATGCTGAGTTGGCCAACGCAGTTGAAAACGCGCGCGGCGAGGGCCGCGCATCGCTCCGCCGGCTCCAGTGGCAAAATGCGACAGAGGGAAATGTCACTATGCAAATTTGGTTAGGCAAACAGATTCTGTCTCAAAATGATATTTCGCGAAATGAGATTACTGGGAAGGGTGGCAATGCAATCAGGATCGAAGAAGACGCCGCTGCCGCACGCGAAGTTATCGAGGCTGCAATCCTTCGCGCAACTACCCGAAACAGAGAGGGACAGTCTCATATCGAGACTGACACCGACACAGCTCATTGACCTAAAATGGGATTGGCGGTTTTGGGCTCGACCTGAGCAGTTACCTCCGCCGGGTGATTGGCGCGTGTGGCTCATTTTGGCCGGTCGCGGTTTTGGCAAAACGAGAACGGGCGCAGAATGGATCCGCGAGCGTGTCAATTTGGGACAAGCCAAACGGATCGCCCTCGTAGGCAGGACCGCAGCAGACGTGCGTGATGTCATGGTGACCGGTCAGAGTGGAATCCTAAATTGCTACCCCCCCGATCGACGTCCTTTGTATGAGCCCTCGAAGCGTCGCATCACTTTTCACAATGGAGCTGTCGCAATATGCTACTCCTCAGAAAAACCAGACCAGCTCCGAGGACCACAGCACGATACAGTATGGGCTGACGAGTCAGCAGCGTGGGCATACCCCTATCAGACGTGGGACCAATTGATGTTCGGTCTCAGATTGGGAATCACCCCGCGCTGTGTTGTGACAACGACCCCCCGTCCCATTCAGCTAATCAAGGATTTGGTCAGTAGCAAAACGACACACGTGACTAGAGGCAGCACATTCGCAAATCGAGACAACCTAGCTCCTGCGTTCCTAGAGCAGATCCTCGACAAGTACGCAGGCACAAGTCTTGGAATGCAGGAAATCCATGCGCAGCTCTTGGAGGAGGTACCGGGTGCGCTGTGGACTAGAGCCATCATAGACGACCACCGAGTACATCAACCACCTCGTGTCCTAAAACGAGTCGTCGTTGCCGTCGATCCTGCTGTGTCTCAATCTGCGACAAGCGATGAGACGGGAATTGTAGTCGCGGGGCTCGGGGACGATGGTGACTTCTACGTTATGGAAGACGCATCGATGAGAACCAGCGTTGACCAGTGGGCCCGCGCTGTAGTGTTTCGCTACAAGATGCACAAGGCAGATCGCATTGTCGCAGAATCGAACCAGGGTGGGGATCTGGTCGATCGCATTTTGCGACAAGTCGACGACAGCGTGTGTGTCAAACTGATACACGCATCTAAGGGGAAATACTCGCGTGCTGAACCTGTCGCAAGTCGATACGAGCAAGGTCGTGTGCATCATATTGGGATTCACCGGGAGCTTGAAGATCAGCTCTGTAGCTACTCTCCCGAGTTCACAAAGAAAAGCCCTGATAGACTGGATGCACTCGTCTATGCCATCACTGAGCTTGACGCAAAACGAGTCATAGACGTGCGTATCGATGCAAACGCAAACCTGAAATCAGAGAGCTGGGAGTTGTGATGTGTGTATCAATCTCGGAATGGGACAGATCCCAAAGTGAGACAGAGCGACACCAAGAGAGTCCCATTCCGAGAATGAGACAGGTCTCAAAATGGGAATCGAGGGGCGCGCGAAAATTGCAAAAAAACGAAGTTGGGGGCGTTAATAAACTGCCATGCAGACTGAGCAAAAAATATTCCGAGGTTGAGCTGTAATGTGTGTATCAATCTCAGAATGGGACAAATCCCAAAATAGGATTCTCAAGGTCGAGGAAATAAGGGCTGATGATTTTGATGGGGCCACACGACGCGAAGCTAGAAAGATAGAGGCGCGCGCTGTCTCATTATCGAGCGCCGTCCGCGCCTATCTCAAAGTGAGAACGAGAAAGCTCGTGCGGGAATTGACCGGAGAAATCAAAGAGACTGGCAAAGTTCTCAGATTGCGAAAAGCCAAACGCATGAGCAAGGAGCAGAAGCGCTTGCTAAAACTCCTTTCATATTACGGACTTAGGCAGATCACCGATAGTGGCAAAGAGCTAGCCGGGTCTGAGTGGGTTGTCCCAAATACGTACATAAGCGATTACTTGTCTCAAAAAGAGATTCTGATTCAGCAGCTAGATGCGAATCTGGAGAAGGAATTTCGGGGCGCAGTCGGGCGAGCGCTTGCTGATTGGATGCAAGAAACTCCCCGTCCCACAATAGGACAAATCTCAGAACGACTCAGAAGCTGGCTCACGGTAGAATCCCAAAAAGGAGCACCGTACAAATTGAAGCCACTAGGAAATAGGTTTACGGTCGAGGGGCTAGGAGCTAGAGCTAGGATGATTGCACGCACCGAGATAAACGCCGCTAGGAATTACGGGCGAGTCGAGGCGGGCAAGCTGATAGGGCGGGAATATTTGATTTGGATTGCATCGGACGATGGCAAATCAGGACGAAGACAGCACAATAAAATGGACGGTCTCATTGTGAGACAAGGAAAGTTTTTCAAAAATCCCAGAACAGGAGCCCGGTTGAGGTATCCTGGTGACCCCGGCGCGCGGAGCAAATTTGGGGTTGCTGGTGAAGTGATAAATTGCCGATGTAGTGCCCGTCCCATTTCGGCACAAATGGCAGAGAGACTAAAAGGTGGTATCAATGTCTGAAAATGAGATTAACGGTAAGTATGATTTTCTCGATGTTCTGGGCTCGACTGGTCTAAACAGGCAAGCAGGGCAGATTGATGAAGAGTGGCTCAAACAACTCCAAGGGGAGAAGGGTCAGAAAATCTTCACCGAGATGCGCGACAACGACCCGGTTGTAGGCGCGATTCTCTACGCAATCAAAACACTCGTAAGACAGACCAAATCCCAAATTAATACAGCGAGCGATGACCCAGTCGCAAAAGAGTACGCGGCTTTTGTCGAGGAATGTATCGAGGACATGTCAGTGACTTGGCCTGATTTCCTGGCTGAAGTCCTGTCGTTCCTTCCCTTCGGCTGGTCCTATTTTGAGATTCTCTACAAGGTTCGTAGGGGGCACAACGACGATCCCAAATTGAGTAGCTCATACGATGATGGTCGGGTCGGTTGGCGCAAGTTCGGGGTGCGCTCGCAAGATACACTCTTCAAATGGGAGTTCGATGATGAGGGCGGTTTGCGAGGGCTTTGGCAAATGGCCCCGCCTACCTTCGAGCAGGTCTACATCCCATTAGAGAAGGCGTTGCATTTTCGGACTGAGACACACAAGAACAATCCCGAGGGGCGTAGCATTTTGAGAAACGCCTACCGCTCCTGGTATTTTCTCAAAAGGATACAGGGCGTAGAGGCTGTGGGCGTCGAGCGTGATCTTGCAGGGTTGCCGGTAATGCAGGTGCCTGTTGAGCTTTTAGCCTCAAACGCCACCAGCTCTCAAAAGGCTGTCGTTGACGACTTTCGCGATATGATACAGAAGATCCGGCGCGACGAATACGAAGGGATCGTCATCCCGTCCGAAACTGACATGGACGGAAACCCCACCGGTTTCAAATTGAGTCTGCTCAGTTCGGGAGGTAGACGCCCGCTAGACGTTGACCAGATCATCAAGCGTTATGAAAGCCGTGTCGCATTATCGGTCTTAGGCGAGTTCGTTCTCTTAGGTCTCGACGGGGTCGGATCGTTCGCTCTGTCGAGTAGCAAAACGGCACTCTTTGCGCAGGCGCTCGGGGTGTACCTGCAATCGATCGCGTCGGTGTTTAACGAGCAAGCGATCCCTAGACTCATGAGGCTAAACGGCTGGAACCAGGTAGAGCATTATCCCAGTTTGTCATTTTCCGATATTGAGACACCAGACGTCCAAGAGATATCAACCGCACTCACCGGGCTAGTCGGGGCGGGTATCATCACGCCTGATGATGAGCTTGAATCTTGGGTGCGCGATTTTGCGAATCTCCCATCGTCCGATTCTGCGACAGCTCGACGGGATGTTGTGGATGAGGCTCTCTACGACGAACAGATTCTGCCTCAAGATGAGACAGTCCGAGAGGCTCCTGAACTAGACGAGTCCCAGGATGAGACTGAGACAGAATCCGAAGTTGAGACAGAGGGAATCGAGACAACCGCAGAAGTACCGGTTGCAGCGGTCACGCTCAACGGGGCTCAGGTTTCATCGCTTCTCGAAATCATACAGAGCGTTTCGACGGGGCTTCTCCCTAGAGACACAGCTCTCCAGATCATATCAATGGCATTCAACTTGAGTACAGAAAAGGCTGATCTCGTTTTGGGATCGGTAGGTCGAGGGTTCGAGCCTGATCCCGAAACTGAGACAATCACCGTAGAGGAAAGCGAGCGCACTGATGGCTGATACTAAAGCTGAGGCAATCGACAAAGAAAGCTACCCGTGGAAAACCTGCATACGAGACCAGGTCAAGGCGGGTCATTCTGAGAAATCTGCTGAGAAGATCTGCGGCTCTATCTATTGGGAGTATGGGCCCGGCAGCAAATCCCAATTTGCGAAACACGAGGACCGTACAGCAGAATGGGGCAGAGTCTACAACGCGGTGCTGAGGGAGACAGGCGACGCGGAGCTAGCGTCTCAAGTTGCGACAGACAGGACAGGCTTAGACGAGGGATCTCAAACTGAGACAGTCGAAGTCTCGCAAGTACCTAAAATCATTGCGCTTTTAGCTTTGTCTCAAATTAGGCCGGCGGTCTTGTCTCAAACTGAGAACAAGGAACTGGTGGATATTTGGGATTATTTGCGCTCTGCGTTTTCGCAATTCAAGACAGACCCCATGATGAGAGGGCGGATTGTTGCCGCAGCGTCTCGGGCTGTTGAGGAGATCCAGAACCGGAAGCTAGAGCTAGATCCGTCAGAGCTGCACAGAGAAGCACAGCGGCTCATAGACACTCTACGTCATCAACTCGCGTCTCTAAATAAGACAGGCGTCCCAATTTGGAACGCAGGCGCTCCGGTGGTTTTTGTGGTCTCCGAGGCCAATGAGATTGATAAGGCGCGGGGGGAATTTTTGTCAGGCCCGGACGGTAGAACCTTCCAAGACCTGTATCTCAACCGTCTCAAATTGCGAAAATCTGAGGTCTGTATTTTGGATGTTTCGCAGGTCGAGTGGCTAGAGAAAGCTGATCCTATCGCAGTTATCGCCCTAGGCAGAACAGCCAAGAAAGTGTTGTTAGATGTCGCAATTTGCAACTTGCCGCATCCCAAAGCTGTAAGGCGTTTCGGGGATAGTGGCGAAGTTGGGCGGAAACTAAAGGCAGTCTCGAAACGACTCACGTCTCATATTGAGAATTTAAGCCTTGACGCTATGACCACAAATGAGCGACAATCATCAACTGAAGACTGCAACAGTGCAAGCACGCGATCAGGACCGATTGATAAGTCCGAAAATGAGACGCCTGCACAGGTTGACGACGTTGGCTCAGAGCCCGATTCGCAGATTGAGACGCGGGGGGACGAGAGGCAGGATATTGATTCTGGAACGTCTGAAGCTCAAGATCTGTCTAAGTCGTTGACGGTGCCGATTGCCAAGGCCGACTCGGAGAAAAAGATTGTATATGGAATCGTTCTCGATCCGTATCAAATCGATGCACAAGAAGATTGGTGTTCTCCCAAAGCGATAGAAGAGACAGCGCACGAGTGGCTTTCAAAAAGTCGCATTATAGGATTCGACCATACAGCCAAGGCTGATGCGTACCCGGTCGAGTCATCGATAATCCCGTACCCAAGTGCTGAGGATTATCAAAATGCGATGGATTGTAAACCGCACCGCGCCTACAGGATGCCCTTCGGAGACGACGTAGTGCATTCAGGTAGTTGGGTTTTGGGAACGAAGCTCGGTGACTCAGAATGGGACAAGGTGAAAAAGGGCAAGCTCAACGCTTATTCTATCGGCGGCTACGGCAGGCGAGAACCTATGTCCAAAAATGAGATGCCTAAAGTTGAGTTCGTAGAGTTAACAGAGGATCAATAGATGCCGATAACGGCGCTAACAGATTTGGAAACCGTCGAGGTGAGTTTGGTTCCGGCTGGAGCGAATCTCAAAAAGCGATTTCCCATAATGAAACGAGACGAGGATAGTTCGATGTCAGATATTCTTCATGCAGTCATTGACGCTCAAACAAGCGACGAATCTCATTTTGACAAAGTCGCAAAATCAGCAAACCTCTCTGAAGAAGCAGCCGCAGCCGTTAAAGGCGCGATGAAAATTCTCAATGCTTATTCAGACATGATCCCCGCAGAGCAAGCGTTGGCGGTGGTTTCCGAAGGTTTGGGTGTAAAGAAAGCTACAGAGTTCGAGCGAGGCAAAGAGTCCGAAGGTGCGAAACTTTCCGACGAAGAAAAAGACGAAGAAGACGAAGAGGTCAAAGAGCTTTCCGAGATGATCACTGAGTCCGAAAAAGCGACAGAGTTCGAAGAAGGTAAAGAGTCAGAAGGCACCACCATTGCTGACGAAGAAGAGGACGCCAAAAAGGCTGATGAGGATGAAGAGGAAGACGAAGAGAAAGCGGAGAAGGCTAGTCCCAATTCGCTACAGAAATCTCTCGAAGCTCTCGATCCTGCTGTCCGAGATCAAGTCACGGCTCTTTGGAAGTCTCAAAAAGAAGCAGTCGCAAAAGCGGACAAGCTCGAAAAGTCTTTAGCCAAAGAGCGAGACGAACGACTCCGAAAAGAGTTCGTTACCAAGGCCCAGAACGAGTTTCGTTTTGTGCCTGGCAAATCACCCGAGGAACTTGGATTGATGCTCAAGTCGCTTTACGCGATGGATTCTCAAATTGCGAAAGACATTGAAGGTATCTTCAAGTCTGTAAGCGCGATGGTTGAGAAGGGCGATCTGCTTGATGAACTCGGTTCAAGTATGACTGGCGAGGCTACCAGCGGGAGCGCTTACAGCAAGCTGGACAATATCGCAAAAACACGCGTGTCAAAATCGGACGAGTCCTACGCCAAAGCCTTTGAGGCTGCGATGAAGGCTAACCCTGATCTCTACACAGCGTATCTTAACGAACAAGCCAACCAGGGATAAGGAGTCTCAAAATGGCATTCTCAGAAAATATGCAGACGATTAGCTTAGTTGCTGGGGAGGATCTCTCGTCTAGTCAATACTACTTTGTAGCCGTCGATTCGAGCGGACAGGCAGTACTGACTGGCGACGATGGTAACCCCGTTGGCGTTGTACAAAACAAGCCCGAGTCGGGCCAGGCGGCTACCATCTGCGTTTATGGTATCTCCAAGCTCTACATCGGAACAGCAGCAGGTCTCGGGACAGGCTACAACGTAGGCTGTGATTCCAATTCCGCCGGTAAGGTATCTGATACCGGGTCATTTCGAATGGGGGTTGCGCTAGAAGATCCCACCACTGATGGGGACATCGTCGCCGTCCTTATCCAGAAAAACGGTAAGCAGGCGTAAAGGAGTCTCAAAATGCCAAATCCAACTAGATCAGATGTGCATGTAAACGCACCTTTGACGAACGTCTCAATTGCCTATTTGCAAGATGAGACAAAATTCGTCAGCAATCAGTGCTTCCCAACTTTGGGCGTGCCTAAGCAAAGTGATCTCTATTTTCAATATAGTCAAGGGGACTTCCTCAGATCAGAGGCGCAGATGCGCGCCCCTGGTACGGAGTCAGCGGGTGCAGGTTACAACCTGACTACCGCGTCCTATTCTGCGAATGTTCTGGCTCTGCACAAAGATGTTGCAGATCAAATCAGAGCCAACGCAGATGCGCCGCTCAACATGGATTCAGACGCTACAAAGTTTCTGACTCAACAGATGTTGATCAAGCGGGATCTCGACTGGGCAGCCAGCTTTTTTAGCGGCGGATCCTGGACCGGTTCAACAACCGGATCTGACATCACACCAGGAACAAAATGGGATGCTAGCGGTGCAACTCCGATCGAGGACATCGATGCTCAGGCAAACTCGGTCGAAGCTAAGACTGGTTTCAAACCAAACATTCTCGTTTTGGGAATCGACGCCTTCACAGCCCTAAAAAATAGTGCTGATGTCGTTGACCGAATTCGCTACACACAGACAGGTGTAGTGACTGAGGATATCTTGGCTAGTCTCCTTGGAGTTGAGAAGGTTGTTGTGGCTCGTGCTGTCTACAACTCCGCACTCGAAGGGGCAACTGATAGTATCAGCAGAATCTACACAGGTGACACGGCTCTCTTGCTTTATCGCCCTACGTCCCCGTCATTGATGCATCCTTCAGCAGGATACACTTTTGCATGGACTGGGTACCAAGGAGCAGGGCCAGACGGTCAGCGTGTGTCTCGTTTTCGGATGGATCACCTTCGTAGTGACCGTATCGAAATGGAAATGGCGTATGACCAAAAGCAGGTTTCAACTGTTCTTGGTGCGCGTTTCGTTACAGTGGACACTTGATCCTGATGTGGCTCGCGGGGAAACTACTCAAGGTCAAAGTTGATGGTGACAGGTACGAGGATCGTTCAGTGGGCGATCCGGTACCTGAAGCCGTCAGGTGGCCCCCTCGTCAATTTGAGGCACACAAAGATCTTGGTTGGATCTATTGGGTTGATCTCGAAACGAAACACAAAAAGAAAACCAAGCAAAAGCGAAAGCGTCTCACTTTGCAAAAAGAGGTCTAGTCATGACATGGAGTTTCAGCGAATCACTATCCGCAAATCTGGATAAGGTCCGGCTGAAGCTAGGTGATACAGACACCAATGACCAGATACTTCAAAATGAGACAATCAACGCTCTGCTTACTGAGCACAATGATGATGTAGATTTGACTGCGATCTCTTGCTGTCGAGCGATTATCGCAAAATACAACAGAGCCCTCGATCGAAGCGCTGCCGGCATGTCAGCGAACCGATCGATCATCGTGGATAACTACCGCGATCTCCTCAAAGAGCTGTTGCAAGCTAATCGCGGCAACGCGGGTGCGCGCTACAAAGGTAGCTACTCCAGAGACCGTCAAGAAACCATCGAAGACGATTCAGATTTCATCCTGCCTTTTGCGAGGTCTGGTGAGTTTGACTACCCCGGCACGGGTGAAAATTCTCGTGACCCAGATTGGGACGATGTCTAATGGCGAAGCGCAAATCCAAAGAAGGGTTAGAGTGGATCTTTGAAGGGGTTTTGAAAAAGCTTCCTATGGTTCTAGAGTCAAAAGCTCTTGAAGCGGCGGAAGTTTGCGCTATCTACCTAGACAAGTCTACGCGGAAATATCTCAATAAGAGATCAACGGGGACGCTCGCGAATTCCTGGCAAGCTACGCTACTCAGAGATGGGGACGGGGACTATACAGCCGGAGCCTATTCCGATCTACCCTATGCCTCAATTCACGAGAGAGGCGGGCGTATCTTTCCGAAGCAAGCAAAAAACCTCGCAATCCCAATAACGGACAAAGCTCGAAACATCGGTAGCCCTCGCAACTTTCCCAATTTGCAATACGTGTCCTATAACGGGATTTCTCCGCGCCTGATCGAGATGCCTTCCTTTACAGCTCAATACGTTCTCCGTCGCTGGGTTGATATCCCTGGGACGGGGTACATTAGCAAAGCAGGCGAAGCTGCAAAGGATGACGTTGTTGAAATTATCGGTAATGGTGTCTCTGGTTTAATTGCTAGCCAAGCCCGTGGTGCCAGCCTGATGTATGAGATCTGACAATGGGAACGCCACGACGCAGATCTATCTTGTCCAATATTGGGACAACGCTCGACACGATTAGTGTAGCAAATGGCTACAAGACTAATGTGGCAACGGTCGAGGCTGTTGGCAAAAGTTGGGGCGATATGGGAACGGGAGAGAAGCCGTGGGTAGGCTATTCTCCGGGTCGCGAAACGCTACAGTACTTTCCCTTTAATGATATCAAGGTCGCTCTGAGTGTCACTCTGATTTGCCACATCTCTGCGTCTACTCAATCCGCGCGAAGTTCTGAACTCAATGACCTCCTAGATGATGTCATTGCGGTGTTATCTGTTGATACTACTAGAGGGGGCGTGGCTATTTCTACGACAGTGAACACAGTAGAGACGGACGAAGGATCACCGGATGCGAATGGTTATGGGTCGATGCTGATCACACTCACAGTTTCTTATCTCAGAACGACATCGTCATCCTAGGAGTCCCAGAATGAAACTCAGGTACACAGCACATTCGAGCATGGTCATGGGCGGGCGTCTCTTCAAAGATGGCGACATCCTAGAGTGCGAATCAGCCGAAGGTAAGGCTCTGATCTCTAGCGGCTTGTGGGCTACTGTTGAAACCCCGAAACCTAAGAAGCCAAAGAAGGCTTCTAGCAAATCTCAAAACGAGACAGAGGAGGAGTAAGCTATGGCTTTCCTACTAGGGCGCGATCTTAAATTCTATTGCAAATTAGAGACAATCAACACCCCGGCAGCAAACTACGGCACACCATCGCAACCGCGTTATGTAGCTGATAGTAATGCTGCGCGGGTTGTCAGCAGTTCCATGGAGTTCACTGTAGCTCGCGAGAATCGAAACGACGCACGCGCAACACGCTCTGCTCTCGGTCGCATAACAGGAAAACAAGAGGTTTCGTGGTCTGTTGAATCCTACATGTGTCCCAAATCGGGAGCGGTTCCAAACATTGCTCCGATGCTCGAATGTGCGATGGGATCTGTAGCAACGACAACCTACTCTCTTGCTACTGAGCTGAACACTTTTCAGATGGCTCGCCTATCTGAGGATGTCATGCGCGAAGAGGTTTTTGGTTGCTGGGTTGATGAGATGACTGTGAGCGCGTCGGGAGGGGATCCCGTAACGATCTCATTTTCGGGCGGCGCGTGTGAATATGCTCTGACCGGAACTGCGACAACGGATGCAACTAGTTCTGGCAAGGGTCTCACAGTTGCATCAGGTGGAACCAACTTTATGCCGGGGTCGCTAATTGCGATTGCAGATGTGACTGCTACTGATGGAACAGTTGTTGCGGGCTCTACCAGCGCAACCGATGTTCGACTAGCTACGAGCCGGAGTTATGCAACATCAAAAGCTGTTACGCCCCACACGCCAGACGGGACATACACAACACACGGCGATCCTATTACGGGAATCTCTGGAACGTTGAGCCTAGACAGTGAGACAACTCTAAACGTTACATCGTTTGATGTCACTGTCTCAAACGGCGTCAAACCTCTTAGCGACGAATTCGCAAAAAAGGGCACGAGCGATTTCATCGAAGGGTTCCGAGATGTGACAGGTACAGTCACAGTTCGCGCAACTAGCGACGCTCTGACGAAGTTTCAGAAGCGGTATCAGCTAGCTCGTCCCGCTTTGGGAAATCCTACCACTGACACAGTCGGGCCCGCTCCTACTTTTCAGACTCTCGCTCTGACTATCACGCTAGGGAATGTTAGCGGCGCAAAACAGATCATCACGTTACCTGCCATCGAGCTTGGTTTTGCTGGTATCGAAATCCCAGAAGCGGAAGAAGCAACAATCGCAATTCCTTTTACTGCGTTGGCTACTGCGTCTAATAATGAGATGACGTTCGAATGGAATGCATCATAACCGTCTCAGATTGAGACAACTAAACGGGGAAAAATCATGGAAGATACGGCTGTCGAGTTTGTGCCCGACATTGAAGACAACAGAGACAAACCAGAATCAGAGCAGGTGTGGGCTGAGATCTTGCCGATGACAGGGCAAGAGTTACGCACGTATCAACGTGTGATGCTCAGTGTTAAAGCAGGCTCAAAAATCGCTTACTCAAAAGCTGAGAAGGTTGTGCGATCTATCATGACAGATCGTGTCTTAGCTGTTCACAATTACTCAGATATCAAAGGCGTCCCAATTTCGGACGGTGAGCAAGTCTACGAGCGAGGGGAGGCTGCGATGATTGATTCTCTCTATGCGGGTCTGACTGAGATCAGCGTGCTGAAGGAAGGCCTCAGAAAAAAATAGAGATCGCCGCTCGGATGATTTTGAGTGGCGATGAGCGCGTCCTGGGATGGGGGTGCTCTAAATGCAAAGGCGAGGAGTTTGAAGAAGGGGACGAATTAAGAGCAATCCGAAATTGCGACTCGTCCCAGAATAAGAATATCTCGTGGGACTGGATGCCTAGTTTGCGTCGGTGCCCGTGGTCTCAAATTGACGAAGAGACTTGGATGGTGATCGGTTGGTGGGTTGAATGGCGAGAGTTCAAGGTGTTGCCTTTTGAGGGGTCAGACCTCTTGGAGCAACCTGCATACGTCATTGAGGTTTTTTCTTTTTTGGGACAACTGAAAAGCGAGGTTGAGCGGAAGGTTGCGGAGAGAGAAAAGAAAGAACTAGAGAAGCAGCAACGGGCGGCTAGTCGCAAAAGAGGACGATAATTATGGCAGCAGAGGAAAAAGTAGGGCTCACCTTATACATTAAAGACAAGGCCTCTAAAGTTGTTGAGGGCCTTGCAAAACGTGTCGGTCTTATCAAGTCCGCTTTTGCGAAAGTCTCAAAGGCGCTGAAAGTTTTCGGGTTTACTGTTGTCGTTGCCAACCAAGCTCTTGAGCTTATGTCTAAGGGTTGGAGCGCTATCAAGTCAGGTATCACCTCTTCGGTTCAGGCTGCCATCGAGTTGCGAGGGGCGACAGACCCTTTAGTCAAGTCTTTCAGTCGCATGCAGCGGAAACTTCGGTCTATAAAAGGCACTATAGGAACTTCTTTTTTAGCAGCCTTTAAGGGGATCGGTGAAGCTTTTGAACCTGCTATAGACAACCTCAAAACGTTCCTCGAAAATAACCGCAAGCTGATTGCAACGAAGATTGTTGAATACCTTTTTAGAGCTGCACAAGCCCTCACTGAAGGTATAGCTTTCGGGCTCAACCAAGCAAACACAATTTGGCATACGCTAACGTCAACAATTGATCTCTCGATCATGTCGATCTCAAAATTCGTGGGGGCGTGGTCTATGGCAATGCTCTCGCTCGAATTCACAGAAGAAGGGCAGAGAGTTCTCAATGAGCGAATTGAGAAAATGTCTGAGATCTACAACGCCGCAGAGAAGAGAGTGAAAGGTGCAGCCGGTGCGCACCAAGATTACGCGGATGCGATTGAGGCACAAAGGCAGGCGCTCCAAAGGTTAATCGCCGTTCAGAAAGGCCCTGCTAAAAAAGCTGCGGGAGAGGCGGCGGATGCAGCGGGCAAAACTGGGACAGACACAGCAACTCAGAGGATTAACAAATTCAAAGAGAGGCTAGGAAAGCTCGCCCCAGAAATTCAGGAGGCTTTCAAAAAAGCGCTAAAAGGGAAAGGTCGCAAAGAGGGAATGCTCATTGCTGAAATTTTCGAGAGAGACTTGGATCTCATTTCGAGACGGGTCCAAACACTCAGCAAAGAAACTCTCCCAAAAACAGCAAAAATGCTGGAAGATTCTTTTTCCAAAATAGGAATCAAGTTCGATTTCCCCATTGATGAACACAACATTGAATTGATGAGAACTCTTTTTGATTTAGGCGTTAAGGCTCAAGAGGCTCCGTTGCTTTTTGAGAAAGAAGATTTCAATATACTATGGGACAAGTTGGATCTTACTGCTGAAAAGCTAAAGGCTATGCGAGAGCATCAGAAAAAGCTCAACACTGACACTGTCATTTACGACACCATTCTTGCAAACATTCCCAATTTGATATCCGGTATCGGTAACGAGATGGGTAGGGTGATGATGGAAGTAGCTGCTGGTCAAAAAAAGATGGGCCAGGCTTTCGCGCAACTCATGCAGAGTGCTTTGATGCTAACTATTGAAGTGATCAAGCAGGGTCTAATGGCCTATGCTGTCAAGACTATGGGACTCATAATTGCTGGCGAGGTAGAGAGTAAAGGGGTTCTTGGCCTAATTACTGGAGCTATTGCGGCCGCAGCAGCGCTTTCTGTTTTTCAAGGTTTGATCAGCGGGATGCCAACGGGGCAGGTTCAAGCTTTTGCTCAGGGTGGCTTAGTAACAGGGGGCGTCCCAAATCGAGACAGCGTGCCTGCCATGCTAACCCCTGGCGAATATGTGATCCCAAAACGAGACGTCGATGCCGCTCGATCTGGCGGCAGAGAATCCGGCAGCAGTGTCAATATGACAATCAACACCGCCGTTCCTCCTAGTCGCGGCGAGATGAAACGCTACATCAGACAGAATTTGATCCCGGCTATGCGAGATCTCAAAGCTCAAGGGGTTGTTGTCTAATGGTTTGGTCATCAGCGGCTTTGACGGCAGCAGAAATCTTAGGTTTTGATAACGATAAACCCATGCTTGTGGTTCAGCAAGCGAGCACTCCCACCGGGGCGCACTGGACAACCACGGGCGCATATGGTGGGCCTGATGTGACGCTATCAAGTGAACCCGCTGTTCGTGCATATGATAGTATCGGAAGCTTAGTCACAAGCACAACAGGCGTCGCATCCACTAGCCCCAAGTATTTCAATTTCTATTTTACGACATCGATCACTATCGATTCTCTTCTCATTTTGGGACACAACTTCAACTCGATCGGGATCACTAGTGTCTCTCTAGATATCGCAGACAATCAGGATTTTGATGAGAAAGTTCGAGAGATTGCAAAGTACGAGATCGATGGGACAACAGATAATCGCATTTTGATAACAAACCTAAATGACGACAGTACTACGACGTCTAAGGCCGGCTGTAGTACAACCTCTGGTGATGCTACTGTAGGAATGGCAACCTCTGGTATTCGTGTTGGTGATCTTATTACAGGGGTTGGTATTCAAAGCGAATCATATGTGGAATCGATCACGGACGCTTCTGAGTTAGAGATGACTAAGACAGCCACAGCCAATAATGGAAGTATCACCCTATACCACACGCAGTATGATTATGTTGAGGGCGGTACGGCTGAGAGGTATAGCGGAGTTCAGTATATCCGTCTCAGAATAGTACACGCAGGATCTGAAGATCCTGAGTTCGCTGAGTGCCTGCTAGGTTACAGATACCAGTTACAGAGAAATCCTAATTTGCCCTGGGACAATCGCCGCGAGTATTCTGAGACTGTAGACAGCACAGCCCTTTCTGGTTTAACGAAACGTTACGTTCAATTCAGAGGGCAAGCTCTCCGATCTTTCAGATACCCAATTTGGGAATCTGACGAAATCACGGTGGTTGAGAATTGGTGGGATGCAATCGAGGACGGGACAAAGCCTTTTGTCTATATTGAGACGCCTAGTTCATCACCGCAAGCCATGATGATGCTGATGGATATTCCTGAATTGGGATTCCCGTTTGTCGGGCCTGTCGAAAGAACTCTAACATTCAATATGACAGAGCAACCGCGATACCTTGCGAGAGAATAGATGGCAGGAACGATCACAGCGAATTACCGAAAAGCGATGCGAAAGGCTAACATAGAGCCGATCGTTCAGGTTGCAATTTCATTCACGTCGCCTTCTTCTGTATCTCTCTACGTCAGCAACGCTCATCATACTACAGCTTACGATCAAGATGCGATCCCGATTCTAATGGGCGTCACTGATGTCACTCAAGATGTTGATCCGGTCAAAAGAAATTTTGAAATTGGGACTATTCAAATTGAGATTTTGAATGACCCATACGTACGCAGCCTCGTGTCCTCGCATCATTGGTATAACGCGATAGTTTCGGTGAAGGTAGGGACCGAGACTCTGGCTGAAGCTGAATACATGACTGTGTTTTATGGACAGGTCAAAAGAGTCTACGCTGAATTTGATAAAATCGTTGTTGATTGTTCAACACGAAACAGCAAGCTCATAGGGTACGTGACGCCACAGGTCTATACTAACAAACATCCTGCTGAAGTTCTTCGCCTATCTATGAATGCAGCAGGCGTTGAAGATGGAGCAATTGATACAGCTTCATTTGCGGCAGACGCATTTGCGCCTTTTTCTCATTATTGTTTTTCCTCTTATGGGATTGCGCCATACTTCAGGACTGATGACGGGCGTGTGATGAGCGGTACGAGCTGGCCTAGCGATTCTCAATTTGGGTCAGTTGGCAATCCTCATTATTCTGAAACACCTACTACCAATAACATCATAAAAGTGAGGACCGAGGAGTTCGCTAGAGAGTACTGTGAAATGACAGGGCTGACGTTTCATAATGACACAGCCTCCAAAGCTACTCTCAGCTTTCCTGATCCTGCTGCCGCAGTCACTCGACACCTCACGACCGATGACTATAGGGATTTTGAGCAAGATCCTGAAAACCTCATTTTCAACTATGTAGAGTTCTCTTGCGGGTCAGAACAGAATCCGCTGACATTCTCATTAAAGGACTCGACCTCGATCTCTAAATTTGGCGAGGAAAGATACAAAGCATCCACAGTCTACTTCGCGCCTGGTGCCGCTGTCGGAGCTGACGTAACGTCAACCAGTGGCAAGCCGGGAGGCCCTGGGGTCAACGGTTTTTGTGGGGTGCGGAATCTCAAAACGGGACAGACGAGCGCAGATCAGATTGATGCAGACAACCCGTTCTATCTCTATTATCGTTCTGGGATCTACAAGACAACCACAGCACACACTGACGCGATGCCAAACCAAAGCAGCTTTGCTTGGAACGTTGATGCCGTTGGCCAAGAGGACGGTTATGATCGCGGTGTACGGATGTTGGAGATTTCAGGACTCAGCAATATCGGTGGTGAATCTTTTAGTTCTGCACACGCTTATTATTATTATGACATCACAATCCCGTACCAGTGCGCTGAAAGAATTTTAGATCGCTTTAGTAACGGTGTTCCCAAAATAACATTTTTTCTAGGTTTGGATCAAATAGATCTAGAGCTAGGCGACACAATCTCAATCGACAATGATTGGTTCGCTAGTCCCTTTTTGGGACTCGACGGTCTGGATTCAAATACTAAATTTGAGATCACGAAAAAGGAAGTTCGCTGCACTGGGTCCGATATTGGGATTGAGATTGAGGCTGTGTTTCTCATAACCTCAACATCTCCTAGCGTAACAGCTATCGTTAATCATCCTGGAGAGCTTGAACTTTTACCTCTGCTCCCATCTAAAGGTCTTTCGGTTAATCTCAACGCGACATCAACGAGTAGCGTTGTTGACGGCTTGAGTCTTCAAGCCACTAGCGGGCTAGGCTATGCGATCAAGTCAGGCAATATGCTTTGTGGCGGCAACTCTAGAGTGATGGCAAATGACTCACCCGCTTTTACTGCAACAGCTAGCAAGCACACCTATACGGGTTTCGACTCTAGTTCAGGCAACATAATCACGACCGAAGTTGCGACATCAGATCCTGAGCCGCCTTTGTCTCAAAACGAGATTCGCATCGGAAAGGTCATATCTGACGGTAGCTCCGTCACATCTATTGTCGATTTGAGACGGTATGGTGCAACGTCGATTAGGCAGATCGATAAAGAAGCGATCGCCCCTGGACTCACTACGATTTGGAATCCTGGTTTTGAGATGTGGCCTGATACAGGCAGCGCCCCTCCAGGCTGGACAGCCGCATCAGGCGTACTAGGTACTGACATCATCAGAGAGGATTCTACGACGCACGCGGGGTCTCATTCTGCGGAATTTGCCAACACGTCAACCGCAGCAACTCTCACATCAGATCAGATCCCTGTTGTCCCAAATCGAGTCTACAGAGCTTCTGTCTGGCTCAGACAAACCGCGGGATTCACTGTCAACGCGAAGATCTATTGGTACCAAAGAGATCGAACGGCATCATCTACAGCTAGCTCTAATATCCATATCTCGTCTCTTCTTGCGATAAATACATGGGAGCAAAAAGACCTAGCTGTTGCCGCTCCCAGCGATGCAGCTTTTGCTGAGATCTATCTCAACCGCGCAGCTAGCCCCAGCCCGGCAGGCGTTTGCTATTTTGACGATGTCTCATTTCGAGAAGAGCCCCCTGCATTTTTCGCCTATAACGCAGCAACAACAACACTCACAAAAGCTACTCCGTCACAGCTCGATTTTCAGACCGCAGTTTATAATTACGGTAGTGGGTACGATACTGGGGCTTATGAGTTTGTAGCTCCGACGGCTGGTCTGTATCAATTTGAGAGCGCTCTGACTGTAGACACAGGCACAACTACGCTAGCTGACGAGAATCTCGTATTGACTATTAAGCACACAGATCTGGCGAGCGCTGTCACTACAATCTTGACTGCGCAAGGTACACATGCCGCTTCGATACAATACTATGTCTACGGACAAATTACGTACCCAATGAGGCAAGGCGAAAAGATTACTTTGTTTGTCAATCCTCGCATTGACACGCCAGTCCTAGAAAACTCAAAGAACGAATCATTTTTCAGCGGTAGGCGTGTTTCATTATGAGTCACAAGTATTCACAAGAGGGCAGATGTTTTTGCTCTCTGGGGCGGCAGGTCTGTTTTCCCCGTACCTGTCGTCCCACTTTCTCACTTTAGGATTTCGCAAAATGCGAAAGTGCGTTAGACTTTTAGAGCTAGGACGCAACGGCAGCGGGATCTAGCCTAGACCGGATTGACGGCAAAGGAATGACCAACCATGGCACAGACACGCGGAACGACCGTTTCAGCAAAAGCATATACTACAAGCGACACCGACATCCTGAGCTTTCAAGCGAGTCACAATATCAAGCAGGGTACTGTGTTCTATGTCTACGCTTCAACAGTTGGTACAGCTAAAGTTCACTACAAAGATCCCAGCGGCACGTATCGCGAGATGCAGAGCACGTCGGTAGCTGCTGACGATCTCACCGTTATCAGTTTTGATTTCCCAATTTCGGATTGCAAGCTGACCTATGTTGGGACTTCGGCGGGCGGCACGATCAACGCCGAAGGGCGGAGTTTCTAAGATGCCAAAGATAGTTCAATACAATCTGCCTCCGGGCGGGACGGTCACGCAACTTGCCGACAATCTCACCACAGCTTTAGAGATCGAGGGTGTAGATTCAAAAGACTACGTGGTGGTCAAAACTGTAGATGGCTCGGAGTCGGTCACTATCAAAGCTGGCGGTGCGGGCACTGTAATTAATGAGTCGGGCCAAATGAAATCTACCGCTTCAGGCGGCTGGATGCTTATTTCTTCCGATCCTACAGACACCGCTCCGAACATAATGCCCAGCGGGTCAGATCCCAATACGGGAATCGGGCACTACGGCGGCACGTCAGATAGCGATGCTCTCTCCCTAATCGCTGGGGGCGTCGAAGGGGTCCGTCTCCAAGAAACAGGCGGGGCGATCACTACTACGATCACGGGCGCGGTCGAGCATACCGGGGCTTTGGAAGTCAAAGGAGACCTAAGCGTAGCTCTCCAAGGGACATTCACAGCAACGAATAGTAGCGCCGAGATTACTGCCGGAAGTAGCACAGCGTTTCTTACTGAAATCTTTGAAGGGTCCGCAATTGAGATATTTGAGGGCGATGGTACATCGCGAGGTGTCTACCGTGTTGCCGATGTTGCCTCCAATACTGCGCTGACTCTAGACACCAACGTCACTGGCTTAAGCTCTAGCCCCTTGACGGGGATGACGGGCAAGACAGATCCAACCCTGTTGGATGTAAAGTCTGGCGACGACATGACGTTGTTGGCTGTCACAAATCGCTATGTGAGAATCAACGGTAGGGGCGGGCCTTCAGCGCACGAGCCCACTCATTCAGAGGTTGCCCTCTACATTGACGGAGGCGACAACGCTACCGACAACGCCAACGCGACAACTGTAGTGATCCATAGCACGGGTTCAAATGGCCCCAACCTCCAATTCGCAAATTCGGGCAACGGTAAAGCGAGCTTTTTTACGCAATCAGACAAGCTCTATTTTGACACAGATACCTCCGCTGGCGATATGCTTTGGCGTCCGGGTAAAACTACCTTTCTCACAATGGACGCGGGCGCTGCGACGACTGTATTTGAGAATTGTAAAGTTGGCGTCAACGACGCAACCCCTCTCGAAAAGTTCACCGTTAAAGCCAGCAGCACTCACGAAGATGTAATGGGTATTTACAGTGCTACTGATGCCGTTGTGGTTCGCCTAGAGTGTTACGACAATCAATCAGGTGCCGTTCGTGTTGTCGGGGGTGGAAATAATCAGCACTTGCTTAATGGGCGAGACGGATCGAACGGGTCTGCTGAGTTTAACATTAGGCAGTACGATTGCAACTTCACAGCCTCCTCTTCGAACTCTGTCAAAATGCTACACATCGATGCCAGCCTAGATGAGGTTGTGATTATCGACGATAGCACAGCGATCGGAGCTGAGCATTTAGACGAAACTGATTTTTCGTCACACGCAGAATGGGACGTGACTGGTGACTTTGACGATACGGGCGGGGATGCAGTTTATACGCATTCCTCCGGCGCTGGCACTCTGACGCAAGTTCAGGCGGATTTAGCGTCAGCTATTCAGGGCGATCGATACTACGTTTTTACCTACACCGTTTCTGGTGTATCGGGCAGCGATATGGCTGCAACGATTACAACAGGCGTAGCCCACGAAGCTGTCTCATTAACGGTCAAAACCAACGGGACTTACAAGACTTCGTTTCGAGCTAAAGCCAGCCCCGCTGATTTTGTAATCAGCGCAACGTCTACAACTGGTGGGACTACGTTTACCCTAGACGACGTTAGTCTGAAGTCTTGTTCTGGGACTCTCCTTGTGGGAGAGCGTATCAACTGCGTAGACGGCGGTCTCAATTTAAGAATTGGTGACGTGAATACTGGGGCCGCGCTAGCTGCTAGCACTGGGACCTATAATACGTGTATCGGGCCGAGTGCCGGAAAAGCCTACGACGCAGGAACGATGAACACCGCGATAGGATACCAGGCTGGCAAGGGTGGCAGCAGTTCAATTGAGGGAACATTCGTCGGATACAATGCTGGTGCCGCGACTACAGCCTCGAAGAACACAGCGATAGGTGCAGGCGCTTTGGCTGCTACCTCTGGCTCAAGTAATACAGCGGTGGGTAAAGAAGCCGCGATGCAAACTACCGGTGTTGAAAATACCATAGTAGGATGCGCCGCTGCCCAAGGGAATTGCGGAAGCTATAACGCAGCTTTGGGTTTTGAAGCTCTGAAGAGCCAAACCTCTGGTGGGGACGGATACAACACGGCTATCGGTTGGAAAGCTGGCGACTCTCTGACAACTACCGGTAAGGGTGTGTATATTGGTGGCGCAAGCGCAGCCTCTGCGGCATCGGGGGTCAGCAATGAAATCGCAATCGGCTACGCGGCTGTTGGTCAAGGATCTCTCACAGCTACCATCGGAGCTTCTACTTGCGTTAGTTTAGCGTCGGGCGGTGATGGTATTTGCGAATTGGGTACAAGTAGCAACGGCTTTAAAGCTCTCACTCTGAAAAACGCTTTTACGAACGGGAACACGGGGAACGGTACGTCGTTCTCAATAACGGACAGTAACGGCACACCTCGCAAACACCTAAAGCTCTACAACGCGGGTGGTCTGCAACTCGGGCATGATCAAACCGACTTCTACATCACCGGTACCACTTTGCGAATCGGGGCCAATGCCGGGGGGATGGGCAATCGTCTTTTATCTATTAGCTTGGACACTGTAGAGATTGGTTTTTTCCCTGAGGCTGGAACGCAGCAAGCTTTCACGATGGAGCTAGTGCAAGCGGCAGCATCTAGCTATACGATTACATGGCCATCATCGGCAACCACTTACACAGATTATTATTCGAGCGGCAGTGCCGCTGCAAATATTCTATGGGCGGGCGGCGTTAAGCACACAATGAGCACAGCCAACGACGCGATCGATCTTGTTCAGTTCGTAATGGTGCACGGAGCAAACGGTGTCAAGGTGATCTACGCATCTGTAATTGGTCAAGCATACGCATGATAGGAGAGTCCCAAAATGGCGACGAAAGAAATTCAACAGGTTCAGATCACAGTGATCAAAGATTTCACAACTGGCTCGGTTAGCGTAGCAGCTTGTGGCAACTACAAAGCTGTAGAGTTCGGAACGAAAGATAATCAGTTTGTTTCATTATCAGAATCGGACGTGGCTAGCGTGCTCCCCGACATCGTCTCTAAAGTAGAGGCAGCGATGGCTGAGGGCGGGTTTACTGTGACCGAGGCGCAACCTCCAGAAGAGGAAACCGGGGAATAACATGGCTCAGAAGAGACTCGATAAGGTAGAGATCGTCATCGTCAAGGATTTGGCGACGGGCGAGATCCAAGGAACGATGAACGCAATGTGCTGGTCGCCAGAATTAGAGACGAGGTTTGGCGTTAGCCTTCCTCTCTCTGGTGTGGACGATATTGCGAACAACGCGGTAGCTGCACTCAAAGAGCACATGGCGGGCGACGGTGCCCACGAAGTCACAGAGGCAGAGGCAGAGTAATGATCCCGAGTCCTGATATCGGATTTGTGTATCCCAAAACGGGACTCGACGCAGACCTCCGCTTCGACAGTACCCCGAGGTTTGTCTCGACTGGGTCGATGTTTCTTGATGGGGTGGATGATTGTCTTAACCTTGACGGATTAACCTTCACGACCAGTTCGGCGAATTACTCTTTCACATGCTGGGTTAAAAGTTCAGACAGCACAGCCGACAAGCGCATTTTCGGCGTTCATTCATCGACATCGAGTGACAGGATCAATATATACTGGGAAAACGCTTCGCTGAGATCATACACATCAGACGGCGCATCGACCAACACGTTTGTTGTTGGCGATGTTAGCTTGGACGGGGTTTGGTGCCACTTTGCGTTGACGGTTGGTTCCGGCACATCCGCAAAATTTTATATCGACGGGCAATTGGTCGGCACAGATACGCAAATAGATATCGATATGTCCGCTTGCGATTCATTTATTGTAGGTGCCGCCTACGACGAGAACGTCGTGACTACCCTGGCGGCAAACATCTGCCACTTCGGTGTGTGGCACGACGAGCTGTCCCAATCTGAGATTCGCGCATTGATGACGGCTAACACTTACGCGGAGGCAATCACCAAGGGTGGCTCAACCCCTCGCGCTTACTACCTGCTCGAAGCTGACGCCGACGATTCAGTGGGGACTCAAGACGGCGCACTCACAAACGGCGCTGTAATTGTAGGCGACCGCGCCCGGCTCCCTAATGGTTACGACCTCACAGGCAATCAACTAAACGCTGTCCCATTTTCGGGCAGGGCGTGGGCGGGGGACGGAACCGGGGACAAGATTGTATGTGGAACAGCTCTTGGTGATGACCTGGGCGACAACTATTCGGGCTCATTCAGTGTCTCATTTTGGGCCAAAAATAGCGAGAACGACGGATCGAATAACGACGGGGTGCACGAACTAAATGGTGCCGGGGCAAGCAATCACGGAACACATGCCGCGTACTATTTCAACTCAACCATTCGCTTCGCGCTGGATGGCAATGCGTGGTACCGTGCTTGCGATTTGGTGGGCGTCGAGTGGCACCACTTCGTGATGGTCTACACTGCTGGCTCAGAATCGGATTCAAAGGTTTACATCGACGGGCTTGAAGTCTCGGGCACCACCAGTGGAACGTTCCCCGCTGCGGCTGACTTAGATTTTGCTGGGGACACGCTACATCTCGGGTTGCACTACGACGCTACGACAGATCTAAACGGCTCGATCGCAGACTGGAAGTTCTTCAAGATTGCGCTGACGGCAGCGCAGGCTCTTGAACTCTACGAGGTTCCTGAGCAGGTTCTCCCCACAGGTGCGACAGCGGCAAACCTCCGGTCATGGTATCCGTTGGCTGACTACGATATTGCATCGGCCAATAACTTGAACGGCCTGTATGTGCAGGACTCCGGCGCTCTTGGTGCCCCTGGGCTGTGTACCAATGGCGGCATGGAGTTCAGCCAACCCAACATCCCCCAGCTCGGGCTGCGGTCTAGTTCGTCTAGGATACTCTTTGATGGTTCTGACGACAAAGTCACCGTTGCAGCCAACGCTGCAATCGATGGGCTCTTTGGGGCGGGCGGCTCGGTGTCGGCTTGGATTATGCCGTTCTCTGACGGTGAAAGTAGCGAGGGTAGAATTGTCGATACAACGGATGGCAGCGGGTATAAATTTGATGTGAGGCTAGAGTCGGCTGGCGTTTGCGGACTCAATTTTTATCACGTGTGGACTGCCGCCGATGGTGACTGGAAGACCTCCTCGACCACCGTGAATATCGGATCTTGGAATCATGTAGCCGTCACCTACAACGGTGCGGCTTTTGGCAATGCTCCAGTATTCTATGTGAATGGTTCGCTTGTCGCGACAACCGAAAACACCGGACCTGGGAGTGGGGAGTCCATCGAGGCAGATAATGGCATAAAGGTTATCGGCAACAATTCCCCACAAAGCAGGACCTTTGACGGGATCATCAGTGAGGTTGCCTTCTACAAAGGCACCATCCTAGACGCTGACGCTATAACCGTTATGTACAATTCTGGGATTCAAGGCTTTGACCTCCTGTCCGATTCTGGGAATTACGATAATTCAGGGGACGTTGATGGATGGTGGAAGCTCGACAACCCCGTGACGATTCAAGACCTCACAGCAAACGACAACGACGGCACCGTTGCAGGCAGTCCCAACATGGCGACTGTCCCAGAAGGAGACACAGCAGGCTTGTCCGTTTTTGGGACTCTCACGAGCAAGCGGCCTTGGAACGGTGTCGCCGGGGTTGTTGGGTACCAAGCTCAATACAACGTGCTGTGGGGCAATACTGCAACCCTGCCGCATATCGCCCTAGGTACAAACCTATGGACGATCTCGCTCTGGTTTAAGATTCGCAAAAGCGGAACGGTAGACAACGGACGCATCTTTGATTTCTACGACGGCCAGGGTGTGGTTGCGCATGTGCAGGATGCCGACGAGTTTAAGATCTATCTGAAAGGTGCGAGCGGTACACCGACAGCGGTGCAACATACAATGACGGACGCCCAGATGTATGACACCTGGGTTCACCTCGTTGTGAGAAGAGAAGCGGCGGCAACGTTTAGCTTTGTTTATCATCCGCTCGATCAAACGGCTGTTACTATTTCAGATAGCACCGGAACCGATGCGGGCTCTATGACGCCTGACAACAACATCCCGTTTGTTTTGGGCGGCACATGCGCAGCGTCAAATCAACGCGGCACCAACTCAGGTGCGGGTCTTGCCGATGTCCGTATCTGGGACGCTGAGTCTATCAGCGATGCGCAAGTTAACGCGCTCTACGAGAGCGGTGCCAGAATGCTTAGAGGAGATTCATAATGGGACAGTGGAGCTGGACCTATATGCTAGTCCCATTATCGGACTTAGAGAACGAGTTGCCTACGCGGCGCTTTGATTGGATCGAGACAGACGAGGACGGCAATCAAACCGACGTCCGCGCTACGTTTCTAAACTCTGGGTGCTGTAGGAAATGTGGGCTTGGCGCAAAGAGCGACACGTACCAGATCTTTAAGTGCTCTGACTTGAGCTTTATCGATGGAGACCCTCAAGCGTTTCTCAATTTAGGATACACGTTGATGAGTCAACTAGAGGCATCAG